GATGGTGTCTTTGTTCCTGCACATAGTTTCCATCACGCAAACCTCATCACTACAACGTACATCACCACTGCGTCATTGCCGCTTCGTTACGAGATGACCAACACATCAACGACGGCATCCTCTAGCACATTGAAGCAAGTGTGTTCGTCTGTTATTTCTGAAGGCGGCTATGAGCTTCGTGGAGTGCAGCAAACTATCGGCACTGATGTAACAAGCCCTAAGACGCTCACTACAGCCGGCACCATTTATCCCATTGTTTCTATTCGTCTGAAGTCTACTAGGCTTGATGGCATTGTCATTCTTACAGCCATCTCAATACTTGGTATCACTAACAATGCCAACTATAAATGGCAACTGGTTGCTTCTGGAACAACAACTGGTGGCACTTGGACAAGTGCTGGTGCTGATTCCTCCGTTGAATATAACACTACCGGAACATCATTTTCTATAGGCACTGGTAGAGCGCTTGCTTCTGGTTTCTTCCAAGGCTCAAATCAGGGATCGTCAACAATTGACATCTTGAAGGAAGCTTTGTTTAAGTTTCAGCTTGAACGCAATTCGTTTACACCCACTCCATATGAACTAACGCTTATATGCACCTCTGCAACTAACGGTGATCAGGTGTTGGCGTCATTGGATTGGGAAGAAATCAGTAGGTGATATGAGTAATAAGAAACGAACAGTGGCGTTGGCGCTGACAACAAGTCCACAAGACATCTACGTTGTCCCCTCAGCATTCAAAGCTGACGTTAGCAGCATCTTTGTTTCTAATGGAAGTGATGTAACGATTAATGTAACGATACAGTGGTATAGTGCTGTTGATGCTGTGTCATATGACATTATGGATGCTGTGAGAATGAAGCCTCGTAGTATTCTTCAAATCACTGCGCCTCTCTATCTAGACAAGAACGATAAAATAACTGGCTTTGCCAATGTTGGCAGCAGCGCCATCACTGTTTCTATCAAGACAGAAGAATATTACGCTACCAAACTCTAATTATGAAAACACCTCTCAACGAACAACAGAAGAAATTCATTGATGCATTGCTTGGTGATGCCAATGGTAGTCCTGTTCGCGCTAAAGAGCTTGCAGGCTACAGCAAAAACTATCCTACAAAGGAGTTGATGTTTGCTCTGAAAGAGCACATCATCGAAGCAACGCAGCTATACATTGCTATGCATGCGCCTAAAGCGGCTATGGCTGTCATCAGCGGCATTGACGACCCTACAGAGCTTGGCATCAAGGAAAAGCTGGCTGCTGCCAAAGACTTGCTTGACAGGTCTGGTGTTGTTAAGACAGAGAAGCTAGAGGTGCAGTCGAGTGGTGGTATTATGATTTTGCCTCCGAAGGACAATGACTAGAGATTTAGGACACTGGCTTCTTCCGCAACCTGTAGAGCGCACCGAATACGTCAAGATACCACGACTTAGAAAAGGGATGCTCATTCCCTTTGGATATTATGTTGAGCCATCCGATCCAAATTGGTATGTCCCAATACCAAAAGAGCTTGATGCTCTAAAGATTGCTGAACAATATTGCAAACGATATACATTTCAGCAGGTTGCAAACTGGCTTACAAAGCAAACAGGACGCTCAATATCTGGCGACGGGTTAAGGAAACGACTTAGAGATGAAAGACGGCGAAAGCATAAATACAATTTCTATGTTGCCCTTGCCAGCAGATACAAAGACGCGCTCGAAAAGGCAAAAGCCTTCGAAACCACCCTCGGCAAAAAAGACAAAACAGCCTTCTTCGATCAAGAGCCATATCTCAGTCTCTACGAGCGACACCCAATCCCAGAGCGAATTGAATGATGCTGCGCTGCAGAACGTCATCTTCAAGCCCAATGCAGGGCCTCAGACAGCCTTTCTAGCGTCTTCTGAGCGTGAGGTGCTGTATGGGGGTGCTGCAGGCGGTGGCAAGAGCTATGCGATGCTTGCAGACCCTCTGCGCTACATCACGCATCCGCAGTTTTCTGGGCTGCTTCTTCGTCACACCACAGAAGAACTACGAGAACTGGTGTGGAAGTCTCAAGAACTCTATCCCAAAATCATTCCCGGCATCAAATGGAGTGAGCGTAAGTTTCAATGGGAAGTGCCGGGTGGTGGCAGGCTGTGGATGTCCTACCTTGATAGAGACGAAGATGTGCTTCGCTATCAAGGTTTGTCGTTTAGCTGGATTGGTTTTGACGAATTGACACAGTGGGCAACACCGTTTGCGTGGAACTACATGCGTTCTCGTCTTCGTACATCGGCGTCTGACTTGCCTGTGTATATGAGAGCGTCTACAAACCCCGGCAACAGAGGGCATGCATGGGTTAAGAAGATGTTCATTGACCCTTCACCACCCGGTGAAGCGTTCTGGGCTACTGACATCGACACTGGCGATGTGATGACCTACCCAGAAGGGCACAGCAAACAGGGACAGCCGCTATTTAAGCGTCGATTTATTCCTGCAAAGCTCTCTGATAATCCGTTTTTGACTAAGTCTGGTGACTATGAGACAATGCTTTTGTCTTTGCCAGAGCATCAAAGACGTCAACTATTAGAAGGAGATTGGGATGTTGCGGAAGGTGCTGCATTTCCTGAGTTCAAACGATCAATTCATGTGGTCGAGCCTTATTCTATCCCTTCCGATTGGACTCGTTTTCGTGCTTGCGACTATGGCTATGGCAGTTTTAGTGCTGTGCTATGGATTGCTGTTGCTCCTGATGATAGTTTGGTGGTGTATCGTGAGCTATACGTTACAAAAGTGCTTGCCGAAGACTTGGCAGAGAAAATATTGACGCTTGAAGCTGGTGAACGCATCAGATATGGTGTGTTGGATAGCTCTTGTTGGGCAAAACGTGGAGATACTGGGCCATCTATTGCCGAACGAATGATATTGAAGGGATGTAAGTGGCGACCTTCTGACAGAAGTGCTGGTAGTCGCATTGCTGGTAAGAATGAGATACATCGTAGGCTGCAAATTGACACCTACACAGGTCATCCTCGCATGACCATCTTCCAAAACTGCACACAATTGATTGCCGATCTTCCTTCAATTCCTCTAGACAAAAATAATCCAGAGGATGTCGATACTAAGGTAAAAAATGACCATACAATCGACGCTCTACGTTATGGAATAATGACTCGTCCGCGTAGTGCAAATATTTTTGACTACAATTCAAACCATAAAGATCGATACAATAATCCATTTGATAAAACTTTTGGATATTGATATGAACTATCGTAAACTTGCAAAACAAAATAGTGAACTTTTTTATCGTAGTGATAAAAAGTGTCCTCAGAATCACGATTCGTTAAGATATACATCTACAGGAACATGTGTAATGTGCATGTCACACTTTACAAAAACTGATGCTTATCGTAAAAAAACTCAAGAGTATAGAGATTCACGTAAAGATAAAAAGGCAGAGTATGATCGTCAGTTTGATATTAAAAATAAAGCGTATAGAAACTCATTAAAGTCTATAAATCGCGCAAAAAGAAAACAAAGAATTGTTGAGTGGGACGTTGAGTTTTTTGAGTTTGTTTTTGAAGAAGCATATCGTCTATGTGATCTCCGTAAGAAAAATTTAGGAACAGATTGGCATCTTGATCACATTTATCCACTTTGCTCTAAACAAGTATCAGGTCTTCACAATCCCTACAACATACAAGTTGTTCCTGCGAAATGGAACTTATCGAAGGGAAATCGACACTGCAAGCCCTACTTCCCAATTCGGTAAGAATTGAGATATAACGCAGAACACCAAGGAAAACTTATGGCTATTCGTAACGATAAACCTTTTATGGATGACAAGTCTGTAGCTTTACCAGATGATAGTGGTGAAACCACCTTCTCTGGTGGCTCTCTTGTCAGCTTTGTCAAAGAACGATATAGCCGTTCTAAGCAATCCCGTCGATATGACGAAGAACGCTGGCTTCGTGCCTATCGCAACTATCGCGGCATCTATGGACCCGACATGAAGTTTACAGAGGCTGAGAAGTCTCGCGTATTCATCAAGGTGACGAAGACAAAGGTGTTGGCTGCGTATGGACAAATCGTAGATGTCTTGTTTTCCGGCAACAAGTTTCCTCTTTCTGTTGATCCTACACCGCAGCCCATTGGTGTTGCAGAGCATGTCCACATCGACATGGCAGAAGAGCAGAAGAAGGCTGCTGGACAGCCTGCAGCGCCTGCCATTGACATCAGCAAGCCTTTGCCTCCCGGCACAAAGATTGGAGACTTGCTCGGATCGATGAAGAATGCCTTCAAAGGACTCAATGTCAAAGAAGGCGCTGGCAAGCTTCCAACACAAATTACGTTTTCTCCTGCACAAGTTGCTGCGAAGAAGATGGATAAGAAGATACGGGATCAGCTAGACGAAAGCGGTGCTGCCACTCATCTTCGTTCTACAGCGTTTGAATGTGCATTGTTTGGCACAGGCATTATGAAAGGCCCATTCGCTGTAGACAAGGAATATCCGCGTTGGGAAAATGGCAAATACAAGCCTATTATGAAGACGATGCCGAAATCGTCGCATGTTAGCGTTTGGAACAGCTATGTTGATCCTGATGCTAGCAACATTGCAGAGTCTTCTTATTTCATTGAGCGACATAAGCTTAGTAAGACGCAGATGCTTGAGCTAAAGCGTCGGCCTATGTTCCGTGGTAGCGTTATTGATGCTCTTGTTGTTGATGGTCCCAACTACATCAAAGAATATTGGGAAGACGACTTGAGCGACTATCAACCCAACATGGGCGTTGAGCGTTGGGAAGTATTGGAATATTGGGGTGCTGTTGATGTCGATTTGCTGCGCGAAAACGACATCGACATCCCAGAAGAGTTTGAGGACAGCGTTGAATTGCAGGCAAACATCTGGTTCAGCGGTGGCAAAATCATACGTCTTGTCCTCAATCCTTTTAAGCCTGCTCGTATCCCCTACTATGTAGTGCCATATGAGCTAAATCCGTACTCAATGTACGGAGTTGGCGTGTCCGAGAACATGGACGATACACAGACGCTGATGAATGGTTTCATGCGACTTGCTGTAGACAATGCTGTTCTTTCTGGTAATCTCGTCTTCGAAGTTGATGAAACAAACCTTGTCCCCGGCCAAGACCTCACCGTCTTTCCCGGCAAGGTGTTCCGTCGTCAAGGTGGCGCACCCGGTCAAGCTTTGTTTGGAACATCGTTTCCTAACGTAGCCCAAACAAACCTTCAGCTATTTGACAAGGCGCGAGTGCTTGCCGATGAGTCTACAGGCATGCCGTCGTTTGCTCACGGACAAACAGGCGTTAGCGGTGTTGGTCGCACATCATCTGGCATCTCCATGCTGATGAATGCTGCCTCCATCAATATCAAAACTGTCATTAAGAACATGGACGACTATTTGCTTCGTCCTATTGGTGAAGCTTTCTTTAGCTTCAATATGCAGTTTGATCCTGATCCTGATATTGTTGGTGACTTGGAAGTGAATGCGCGTGGTACAGAATCGTTGATGGCTAACGAAGTGCGTAGTCAGCGTCTGTTGCAATTTCTGCAAGTGGTGCAGAACCCGACATTGGCTCCGTTTGCTAAGTTGCCCTACATTGTCCGAGAGATTGCTAAGTCGATGGACTTGGACCCAGAGCTGGTTTCTAACGACATGGAAGAAGCTGCAAAGCAAGCG